GGATGAATCTCCCGACTTATTAAAAAGAATAGAGAACTTCGGAGAGCAAATTCTATAAGGTACTTTCGGTACCATGGAAGACTTATAACCGCTCTCGAATTCCCTTGGGGGATGTCTAGAATTGGCGAGATCTCATGGAGGTCAATAGGCAGCTTTGTAGACCTTATTATTAGAAAGTCCAACCTATAAAGAACTTTTCGGCAACCTGCTAATCTTAGGAGATAAAGAACTCAAGGACTCTAGAGTTCCTCAACCCGCAGGTGTCACAAAGATCAGCTAAAGTAGCAGCTACGATCTAGGCGACTCATTAGATATTGAGTCTGAATCGTCCCGTTCACCAGTTAATGCTAGTCCTCGCAACTAACAAACACCCAAAAAGAGTGTCTAGCTATCTATGTCGGATTCAGAATCATCTAACTTGTCAGACGAATACGAGATGCTACCTTCAAACTGGCTGAAAAGCTATAGGCTGGAAGAAGAGATGAGAAAAAAGAATAAAGGGGACCCTAAGTCACTCAGAGAAGAGTTAGAAAGACTTGGTCTTACCCCCTAGGAAAGAGGTCTCATCCTTACAGGAGAAGCGCAGAAAAACATTCTGCTAGAAAACTACCAACACCTTCTCAACAGTGACTACACTGAGGAGGATCCAGATTTGGAGGACATGCCCCACAACTATGCTTCAGTATTTAATCTTCCACACGGTAAACTGGATAACCTTCACGGTAAACCTCTAGGGTTCCTTCCTCATGCAGTTTGTGCCCTACCTGAGAGAGGTGGAAAAGTTAGGGTAGTTACGGAGTCTCCTTGCTCCTAAATTGGTCTACTTCATTGGGTAAGACGCTCAGTTCTAACAAGGCTCAAATAACTTCCATGGACCAAGACAGTGCTACTGGGGGACAGACGGGGTGCAATATAACAATTATTCAAAAAAGTTATATTTGGCAAACGGATCATCGTTTCTGCTGATCTAACAGCTGCCACCGATAAATTGCCCCACAGTCACGCCTAAGCACTATGGAAGGGAATATCTAAATTCCTTTGCCATGAGCCAAAGTTAGCTGATATAGTCCAACAAGCCATGGGTCCATAGTTCCTCACCTATCCTACTGAACTAGTTACAGGAAGTAGAATAAAGGATGGTGAGAAAATAGATATCTGTAAAAAGATCAACTATAAAGGACCCAACTAGATTGTCACCAAGTGTGGAATCTTCATGGGACTTCCACTATCATGGACAACTCTTAGTCTTCTTCATATCTTCTGGGTAGCCGAAGCTCAAAGGAGCTATCGAATACATTAAGAAGGGTTAAAGGACCTTATTCAGAAATCTTCAGAACGCTAACACCAAGCCGACACATAAAGTGCTACCGGGTATGGTGTGTCTCGTCATCCAACTTCTGAACAATATCTGAACCTTCGTGAATCACGTCACACTACTACACTCG